CAGGACGGGCCAGCTCGTCTATCTGCCGAACCGGGGCGAGTTCTACGAGTGGCACATCGAGACGGGCGAGCGGCTCGCCCTGTCTCGGGATCACCAGATCATCATCCGGCGCGAGGCGATCCGGGCGCAGTGGGCCGAGGCCGAAGCCAGGGCGCGGGCCGAGCGGGAGCGCAGGCACCGGGAGCGTGCTGCCCGTGGCGGCGACTCCGTTGCTGAACGCTACAACGCCGACCACGACCTCGTCTCCCGGCTCGAAAGCTACGGCTACAAGCGGGCCGGCGGCTCGGCTGATTGGCGGTCGCCGATGCAGGCTAGCGGCTCCTACGCGACGAAGTGCTTCGGCGACTACTGGGTCAGCCTCTCCGCCAGCGACATGGTGGCCGAGATCGGCCGGCTCTCGATGAACGGCGCCAGCCGCTTCGGCGATGCCTTCGATCTCTTCGTTCACTTCGAGCACGACGGCGACTTCACCGCTGCCGTGCGCGCCTATGCCGAGGAATCCGGAATGAGCTACGATGGCGCACAGTTTGCGGGTGGGCCGGAATTCGCCTGGCAGAAGGGCGCGGAAGGCAAGGGCGAGAGCGACAAGGGCGAGGCCAGCGCCGGGGTGAAGAGCGATTGGCCCGACCCGCTTCCCATCGTCTCCAACCTTCCGCCCGTCGAGCCGTTCGCTCCGGAGCTGCTGCCCGACCCTCTCCGCGACTATGTGCTCGACGTAGCGGATCGGCAGCAAGCTCCCGCCGACTTCGCGGCGGTTGTCGCGCTCTGCGGTCTCGGCGCCATCCTCGGCAACCGGGTCCGCGTTCTCCCCAAGCGCCACGACGACTGGACGATCACGCCGAACCTTTGGGGCGCGATCATCGGCCGGCCATCCGCAATGAAGACACCGGGCATGCGGGCCGCGCTGGCGCCGGTCTACCGGCTTCAGGACCAGATGCGCGAGGAGTGGCTCCGCAAGTCCGAGGAGGCCAAGGTCGAGATCATGCTCGCGGGGCTCGACGCCAAGGAGGCAAAGAAGCGGGCCGAGAAGGCGATGAAAGCGGGCGATAAGGATGCGGCCCGCGAGATCATCGAGGGCATGCTGAAGAGCGCCGACGAGGAAGCTGCCTCAGCTCCCCGCCTGATCGTCAATGACTCGTCTGTCGAAAAGCTCGGCGAGCTGCTCAACGAAAACCCGCGCGGTCTCCTACTCGAGCGGGACGAGCTTCCCGGCTGGCTGGCGCGGATGAGCCGTGAGGAGTTCCAGGGGGAGCGGGCATTCTATCTCGAGGCGTTCAACGGCGACGGCCGGTTCACCTACGACCGGATCGGACGTGGCACGGTGCATATCGAGAACTGCACCCTGAGCGTGATTGGTGGCGCTCAGCCGTCGAGGATCGCACACCTCGTCAGAGGCGCACAGACAGGCGAAGCCGACGACGGGTTGGTTCAGCGGTTGCAGTTGGCCGTCTGGCCTGACGATGTCCACTCGTGGCAATGGGTGGATCGCGCCCCCAACAGCGTGGCGCGTGAAGCGTACGACGGCGTGTTCGAGATGTTGAACGCGGTGGCGCTCGCGAGGAACGAAGAGCCGATGGTGCTCCGGTTTTCGGCGGAGGCGCAGCAGCATTTCAAGGAGTGGATGACCGAGATCCAGAGCGAAGCCCGCGGCGGCAACATCGCTCCAACTCTCGAGTCGCACATCCTCAAGATGCCCAAGACGGTTGCCTCGCTGGCGCTGATCTTCGAGATGGTGGACGGCGGGCGCTTCGAGATCGGCGAGACGGCCACGCTGCGGGCCTTGGATTGGGCAGACTATCTGCGCAGCCACGCCAATCGGCTCTACGCGGCGGCGGATTCGACGTTTGACGACGCGGCCAGGCTGATCCTCGAGCGGCGCTCGCAGCTCCCCGAGAAGTTCACCGCTCGAGACGTGCATCGGCGGGGCTGGGCAAGCCTCGCCGACCGGGACACGGTATCGGCGGCGCTCGGCATTCTCGTCAGCACCCACCACTGCCGCGAGGCCCGGAAGACCTCCGGACAGGGCGGTGGCCGCCCGACCTCCGAGTTCATTTGGCACCCGAGCTTGCGGAGGTAGAGGGATGGGACGCTGGCTCGCAAAGCTCGGAAAAATTCGAGAGAACGCCAGAAGCGAAACCGTCAAAACTGACAGAACCCCCTCGGAGATGGGTTTTGGCGGTTTTGTCGGTAGCCCCTCCGGGGGTATCGCAGATTTCGGGCCGAATACCCCGGAGGTTTTGGCGGTTTTGTCAGTACCGCCTCGGGGCGTATCCGAAAATTCACTCCCCGACCCCGACGCCCTCCTCGCCCTCCTGCGGGAGCACGGCCTGATGACGTACGGAGCCGCAGCCTCGACGTTGGCTTGGGGCGCGTCGCGTGCCTGGCGTGCGGAGGCCGAGCTGCGGGCGAAGGGCGCCGTGAGGCTCGATCACCTCGGGCGGATGATCATCAGGGAGGAGACGCCATGAAGCCGCCGATGGACTGCCCTTGGGCCGTGGCTCGCTTCCGCCCGGACGGAAGCTATCTCACGCTCGCGACGTTCCCCGATCGCGAGACGGCCGTCGATGTAGCTACCGAGAACGTTGGGGCCGTGCTCTTCCGATCGACCCGCCAGTGCCCCAAACGCCGGCACGACGATTTCTGAGAATACTGGCGAAAAAACCGGTAACCTTAAGAAATATTGATTGAGACTCGGCGGATCATTTCGGTTTATGCCTTGAAAAGCATATCGCACACTTGCCGCAAGCACCCCGCTCGGCGGCAAGATGTTCGATCGCATAAAAGCCCTGTTCGAAACCCGCTCCACTCTAGCGACCCCCTCGCCGGAGCTTTTGGCGTTGTTCGGCTCACCCACCACGGCGGCGGGGAAGGCCGTGACGGCAGAGGCGGCGCTTCGTAGCCCCACCACGCTGGCCGCGGTCCGTGCCATCAGCGAGAGCGTCGGCTCCTTGCCGCTCCATCTGTTCCGCCGTGGCGCGGGTGGCACCCGCGAGAGGGACGGCACGCATCCCGCGGCGCAGATCCTCGCGGGCGATTGGGCCCCCTGGGCCGGTGGCGTGGAGACCAGGACGGCGATGCAGCTCGACGCTCTCCTCCATGGCGCGGCGTATGGCCTGATCGTGCGGGCCGGGCCGGTGCCCCGCGAGATTCACCGGCTCGATCCGCGTGATGTGACGCTCGATACCTCCGGCACCGAGCCGCGATTCAAGATCCGGCAGGACGGCGTTGAGCGCGTCCGAGACTGGCGCGATGTGCTCTATGTGCCCACGCCGGGCTCTGCCTTCGGCCGTCCGATCTGCCTCACCACGTTGGCCCGGGAAGCCATCGGCCTCGACCTCGTCATGGCCGAGCACCAGGCGCGCCTCTTCTCCAACGGCGCCCGGCCGAGCGGCGTCTTCAAGTATGGGCGCACCCTCGGCCCCGAGGCCCTGAAACGGCTCCGCGACAGCTTCTCCTCGGCTCACATGGGCGGGGAGAACGGCGGGAAGACGCTGTTCCTCGAGGACGGGATGGACTTCGAGGCGACGCAGTTCTCCTCGACCGACGCGCAGTTCCTCGAGCTTCGGCGCCTGGTGATCGAGGAGATTGCCCGGGTCTACAAGGTGCCGTCGACGCTGATCGGCGACTTCAGCCGGGCCGTGTGGCGCAACGTCGAGGAGTTGCAACGGCAGTTCGTTCAGACGTGCCTCATGCCGTGGGCCGAAGTCTGGCAGTCCGCTCTGGAACGCGCGCTCCTCACCCCCGAAGAGCGCCGGGAGTACTTCATCGAGGCCGTCTTCGATGACCTCCTCCGCGGAGACCTCGCGGGCCGCTTCACCGCCTATCGCCAGGCGACCGGCGGCTCCTGGCTCACCCCGAATGAAGTCCGTGCGCTCGACAACCGCCCGCCGATCGACGGTGGCGATGAGCTGATCCGGCAGGCCGGCCAGGGCGACGCTGCGAAGCCCGAACCCAGCGACGACGAGCCCGAGGAGCCCGGCGATGAAGCGTGAGACCAGCACTCTGCCGGCCGTGGAGGTGCGCTTCGCCACCGACGAGAGCGGCACCTTCGAGGGCTACGCCAGCGTCTGGAACGAGACGGACAGCTATGGCGACACCATCAAGCCGGGCGCCTTCAAGCGCACCCTCTCGAAGCGCGGTGCGGCTCCGTCCATGTTCTGGAACCATGATCCGGACCAGCCGATCGGCGTCTGGACCGATCTCGCCGAGGACGCCCGCGGGCTGAAGGTGAAGGGCAAGCTCGTCACCGAGACGGTGCGCGGGGCCGAGGCGCTGGCGCTCCTGAAGGCTGGTGCGATCTCCGGCCTCTCGATCGGCTTCCGTGCCGTCCGCTCCGAGCGTGGCCCGAACGGCGGCCGTGTGCTGACCGAGATCGAGCTCGTCGAGATCAGCCTCGTCTCACTCCCCGCCGCATCGAAGGCGCGGATCACCAACGTGAAGGGCGCGGCCGCGGAGGCCGGCGCAGCGGCATTCGTGGAGGCGGTCCGCCGCGCCGCCCTTTCCATCAGAGGAACCAACTGATGAGAGACTACCCCTATGAGACCCGCTCCGAGGACGGCGATGAGCCCGACCTCGCGGCTGCCGTCCAGGCCGTGGGCGAGCTGCGCTCCGCCGTCGAGCAGCATCGCACCGCGACCGACCAGCGGATCGCGGCCGAGATGCGCTCCATCTCCGAGCGTCTCGACGCCATCGACCTGCGCACGCAGCGACCCGGCGGCTCGATCGCTCGGCCCGAAGGCGACGACCTTCAGTGTCGGGCGTTCACCGGCTTCCTTCGTCACGGTCGTGAGGCGCTGCCGGCCGACGAGGTGCGCTCGCTCCGCGTCTCCGACGACCCCGCCGGCGGGTATCTCGCGCCCGACCAGTTCGTGGCCGAGGTGATCAAAGGCATCGTGGAGGTGTCGCCGGTTCGTCAGGCCGCGCGCGTCGGCAACACCAGCTCGGGCGCCGTGATCCTGCCGAAGCGCACCGGCCGTCCGACGGCTTCGTGGGTCGGCGAGACCGAGGACCGCCCCGAGACCGGCTCGACCTACGGCCAGGTGGAAATCCCGGTTCACGAGATGGCCTGCTACGTCGACGTGTCGCTCCGTCTGCTCGAGGACGCCGCGGTCAATGTCGACGCCGAGGTGGCGTCCGACCTGGCAGAAGAGTTCGGTCGGCTCGAAGGCGCGGCGCTCGTCAACGGCAACGGCGTGAAGAAGCCCATGGGCTTCATGATGAACGCCGATATCGCCTACACGGCCAGCGGCAGCGCGGCGCAGATCACCGCCGACAGCCTCATCACCCACATGTACAGCCTGCCGGCGTTCTATCGGAACACGGGCACGTGGATGATGAATGGCAACACGCTCGCGGCGATCCGCAAGATGAAGGACGGGCAGGGCAACTATCTCTGGCAGCCGAGCTATCAGGCTGGCCAGCCGGAGACGATCCTCGGCCGTCCGGTGATCGAGGCCGTCGACATGCCGGACATCGGCGCCGGCACCGAGCCGATCGCCTTCGGCGACTTCGCCCGCGCCTACCGCATCTACGACCGCGTGGCGCTCAGCGTCATGCGCGATCCCTACAGCGTCGCGACCAGGGGCCTCGTCCGGTTCCACGCCCGCCGCCGGCTCGGTGGTGGCGTCGTGCTCGCCGAGGCGGTCCGCAAGGTCCGCTGCGCCACCTCCTGAGGAGAACCACCCCATGCGCGATCTCGTTCACAACATCGGCGCAGTTCCGGCCATCGCCCCGGCGGTTCAGTCCGCCGCGGCGGACGGTCTCGCCGTCGATACCCTCGGCTTCGGCAGCGTCGCCTTCGTCATCAACACCGGCGCCATCGTCGGCAGCGGCGACTTCGGCGTGAAGGTGCAGGAGAGCGACGACGGCTCGACCTTCACCGACGCCGCGGCGAGCGCCGTGCTCGGCACCGTTTCGGCCACTCTCGCAGCATCGAGCGCCTACAAGCTCGGCTACATCGGCTTCAAGCGGTACTGCCGTCTCTCGCTGACCAAGGCCGGCGGCACTTCGATCGCCCTCGGCGCCGTGGCCGTGAAGGCCGACGCCGCAAAGAAGCCGGTGGCCTGATGCTCACGCTCGTGTCGCCGCCCGCCGTCCTCCCCGTGACGCTCGCCGAGGCGAAGGCGCATCTGCGTGTCGATTTCGCCGAGGATGATGCTGCGATCGAGGCATACGTGCGGGCGGCGGCCGAGCGCTACGACGGACGCGACGGCCTCCTCGGCCGCTGCCTCGTCTCCCAGACGTGGGAGTTCACCCTCGACCACTTCCCGCTCCCGGCTATCAACCTGCCGCTCGGCCCCGTTCAGAGCGTCTCCTCGATCTCCTACATCGGCAACGACGGCATGGAGCACACCCTCGCGCCAGAAGCCTATTCGAATGGCGACGGCAGGATCATCCCCCTCTCTCCCTGGCCGGACACCATGCCGACGATCAACGCGGTGCGGGTTCTCTTCACGGCAGGGTTCGGGGACAGTGCCGAGGACGTGCCGGCCACCATCCGCCAAGTTATCCTCACCCGTGCCTGCCAGCTCTACGACAACCGCGACAGCATCGCCGATCTGCCCGACGGCGTGGACGGGTACGTGCGCGATCACCGCACGTTCGTGTTCTGATGCCGTGGGCTGCACCCAAGCATTGCGCCCGCGGTCATGTCGCCTTCACCGGACCTGAGTGCCCGATCTGTCGGCGCAACGCCAAGGCCGCAGCCGATGCTCGCCGCGCCTCTGCCTCAGCCCGTGGCTACGACAGCCGTTGGCAGCGGGAGAGCAAGGCCTTCCTCGCCATGCCCGGCAACGAGTGGTGCGCCTGTGGCTGTGGCAAGCGTGCCGAGATGGTCGACCATATCAAAGCCCCGAAGGGCGACATGCGCCTCTTCTGGGACCGCTCCAACTGGCAGCCCATGACGAGGGCCTGCAACACCCGCAAGGCGATCCGGTTCGAAGGCGGCTTCGGCCGGCCGAGGGCAGGGGGAGGGTCCGAGCTTTGACCTGCTCCACCCGGGACCGCCGTCCCAGTCTTGCGCGCAATCTCGCCAGAAATGGCCTTCTTGAAAATGAGGTTTTCCACCATGAAAGGCCGGAAGCCGAAGCTTCACCTCGTTGACGGCGCGGCCGTCTCGGGGGCCTGTCTGCCGCCTCCGGGCGGTCTCTGCTCCCACGGCACTGCCGAGTGGAAGCGCGTCGCCCCTCTGCTCCACGAGCGTGGCCAGCTCACCGACGACACCCTGGCGACGCTCGAAGGCTATTGCCGGGCCGTCGGCCTCTCGCGGACCTACACGGCGATGATGGACGCCGAGGGGCATGTGATCCAGACGGACAAGGGCCCGGTCACGCATCCCGCGTTCAAGATGCTCATGGGCACCATGCGCGAGGCGCGGTTGCTCGCGGCCGAGCTGGGCCTGACGCCGCATCGGCGTGGCGCTGCCGCGCCCCAGAAGGACAAGGGCGATGGCTGGGACTCCGATCTTCTCGCCTGATCCCGCGCTCTACGACGATCTCTCCGGACGGGCGGAGAGGATGTGCCGCTTCGTGCGGCGGCTTCGGCTGTGGGAGGGACGCTTCGCCGGGCGGCCCTTCACTCTGCACCCGTACCAGGAGGCGATCATCCGGCGCATCTACGGGCCGAGCACCGACGACGGGAATCGGCTGGTGCGGCTCGCCTGCATCTGGATACCCCGCGGCAACGCGAAGACGACGCTCGCCTCAGCGCTGGCGCTGGCTCACTTCATGGGGCCGGAGGCCGAGGCGGGCGGTCAGGTGATCCAGGCGGCGGCCGACCGCGAGAACGCCGGCATTGCGTTCAAGCACAGCCACGAGATGGTTAAGCAGGACGCGGCGCTCTCCGCTCGCGTGGCGCCGATCGAGAGCCGGAAGACGCTCAACCACCCGGGCACGTCGAGCGTGCTGAAGGCGATCTCGACCGAGGCCTACTCGAAGCACGGGCTCAACGTCTCGTTCTTCCTCGCCGACGAAATCCACGCCTGGCCCGCGGCCGAGGCGCGGAAGCTATTCAAGACGATCACCGACTCGATGGTGAAGCGGGACCAGCCGCTCACGGTGGTAATCTCGACCGCCGGCGAGGGGCAGGGCGGGCTTGCCTGGGACCTCTGGGACTACTCCCACAAGGTGGCCTCCGGAGAGATCGAGGATCCGACCTTTGCGCCGATCATCTTCGCGGCCGAGCCGGAGGCCGCTTGGCGAGACGAGGCGGCGTGGCACGCTGCTAACCCGGCCATCGAGGCGGGCTTCTGTTCGCTCGAGGAGCTGCGGATCAAGGCGCGGCGGATCGAGCACTTCCCGGCCGAGATCGCCGACTTCCGGCGCTTCCACCTCAACCAGTGGCAGGAGGGCGCCGCTAACCCCTGGCTCGCCCTCGAGGTCTACGACGCCGCGGAGACGCCGGCCGACGACCTCGCCGGCCGCCCGTGCTGGGTCGGCGTCGACCTGTCGAGCGTGGAGGACCTGACGGCGGTGGTTGCGATCTTCCCGAGCGGCGAAGAGGGCGAGGGCCGGCGATATGACGTGCTGCCCATGTTCTTCCTCCCAGAGGCGAACCTCGCCCGGAAGGCCGAGAAGGATCGCGCTGACTATCTCCGGTGGGCCGAGATGGGGCTTCTCCGGCTGACCCCCGGCAATGTCGTGGATCATGCCGCGATCGTGGATCACGTGGTCAGCCTCGGCCAGGCGCACGGGGTTCAGGAGGTGGCGATCGACCGCTGGAACTCGACGGCGGTCAACACCGCGCTCCAGGAGGAGGGCTTCACGGTGGCTCAGTTCGGGCAGGGTTTCGCCAGCATGGCCGCGCCGGTGAAGGAGCTGAAGCGGGCGATCCTCGCCGGCCATTTCCGCCACGGCGGCAACCCGCTCCTGCGCATGTGCTTCGCCAATGTGGTCGCGGAGAAGGACGCGGCCGAGAACGAGAAGTTCACCAAGGCCAAGGCGCTCGGCCGGATCGACGGTGCCGTGGCCGCCGCGATGGCGATCGGGCGCATCCTCGCCAATGAAACCGCTCCCTCGCCCTACGAGGAGAGGGGCTTCCTGTTCGTCTGAGGAGGACGAGATGACGACCGAGGCGACGATCACCGGAATGCGCCGGCTCTACGAGCCGAAGCCCAACAAGGCGGGCTATACGATCCTGGCCTTCTTCGAGTGCGAGACGGCCGAGTTCAATCTGCGCGGCTGCGCGTTCGTTCGCACGCCCCGCGGCGGGCTCACCGTCTGGCCGCCGAAGATACCGGGTGAAGACGACCCCCGGCGGACCATCAGCTTCCGCTCCGAGCATCTCCGCAAGAGCATGGTCTATGCAGCGCAGGCGGCATACCGCAGCCTCGGCGGCACCGATGGCGAGTTCCCCGGCCACGACGAGGAAGAGCGTCGGCTCGCGACCGAGCGTCGGGCGGTCAACTTCTCGGCCGCGGCTCGCCGGGTGGCGAAGCGGCAGGAAGGCCTCGAGGCCGAGGCGACGGCCGGCCTTCGGCAGTTCCTGGGGACGCCGTAAAGGGAGCCTGGCCCTTCGGTGAAGCCGGAGGGCCTTCTCGTCCTTGGATTCTCAGGGCGAAACCAGCCTTCGACTGCTCACTATATGCTCACTGCTTGCTTGAGCGGAGAGAGGCAGGACCGGCTAAGTTATTGATTTTGTGGCGCACCCGACAGGATTCGAACCTGTGACCTCTGCCTTCGGAGGGCAGCGCTCTATCCAGCTGAGCTACGGGTGCCGAGGGGCCGTCGTCGGGCCTCTATAGGACAGGGGCCGGCACGCCGCAATCGGGGAATCGCGTGGACTTTCCCAGGTGAGC